CGCTCTTCCGATCTTGATTTGGAAATGAGTTTCGTTACTGATTCTATCTCAAGATTGTTACTTTCGCAATAGTGACAGATCGCATCAATATAATTGAATTGTTCTTCCGCAACTATTTTTTCGATTTCGATAGCAAACTTCTGAGGTGTCAGAAACTTCTTCTCAATGGCCTTCTCAAGTTCTTTATTGGGTTCCATAGAGCTCCAGTTTATCTTGAACAAACTTTCTAATATATTCTCCGAGTAGTTTGATGTACTTTCCTTTGTCGTATTCTTCATAGACGATACATTCTCCGTTTTCACATGACATAATAATTACTAATTTTTTAACAGATATACCCGTCAGTTCATAGAGCATACAACCATATGCCATTGCCTGAACAAAATAATGTTCGATCCAGTCTCTAGGTTTTGGTTTTGCTGCGGTCTTAAAATCAATTATTGATAACTCTCCGTTATACTCTGCGATACAGTCAACTGTTCCTGCTATACCAAGTTGTTTGCTATAAAGTGAACCTTCTAATGAGTGAATATTATCTATCTTACCAAGTGTGGATTTAGAGATCTTAAATAAGAACTCAGAGATAGGTTTCACTTCTGGTAAATTATCATTCTTCAGATAATACTCTGTAAGTGTATGATAGTCTGTACCGCGAGTTGTTGCAGCTTTTGTAATTTTATCTGCTTTTTCGTCACCAACCTTTTTTCGCCACTTAACAAATATTTCTTTATTAAAATGACTCGTAACTGATGTGATTGAAACTAACTTAAGTAGTTCCTCCTCATCAGGTACAGAATAATAACGAACTCCATCAATTGTTTCTCTCGAAAGTTTTGGAAGATCAAGTTCTACATGATTAAACATTACATACCTAACTGCATTTTTGCGACAAGATATTCTTTAACAAGTCCGGATCGAACTATGTCCTCAAGACCAAATTCAATAATATCGAATGATGGCATTGTGCGAACTATCTTTAGGAAATCCATGATTCCATTTTTTTCATTGGTCTTTTGTAAATCTGTCTGAGATGCGTCACCACAGAAACAAATTTTACTATTTTCACCAACTCTTGTTATTATACTATCTAATTCATGAAAATTCAAGTTTTGGAATTCATCAACTATAACAATACAATTATCAAGTGTTGTTCCCCTCAAAAATGAGGTGCTCCAGAACTTAATTGTTTCCTGAGCCTTGAGATTACCATAGAGCATTTCAAAGTCTGCATCTGATGGCATCTGGAACATATATTTTACCATATTTTTGTATGGTATTTGATATATATCAGCTTTATCTTCATGGTCTCCGGGAAGAAATCCAATCTCACGACAAGCAACAAGAGACCTTACAAGATAGATTCTCTCATATGGTGTAGTTTCATCTAAAACATCAACTAACGCATTGTAGAGGGTTATAAAGGTCTTACCAGTTCCTGCAGCACCATAGGCAACAATATGTTTATGTTTGTAAGATTCAAATAACTTTTTCTGATTACCTGTAAGAGGTTCTACATCAATTAGATAATCTGCATTTAGAGGTTTCTTTCTTTTAAATTGTTTCGCGGTCAATCCAACACCAATCGGTTGATCGGAAGTTCTTTTCTTTCTAGGCATTATAGTTTTTGTACTAAACGAGGATCTTTTCTATTTCCATGACTCTTCGCTGCTTTTGCTAATACATCATTCCAGCCGGGTGCTTTCTTTCTTAACTTATCTTTCCACTCTCCAACCTCACCAACTCCGGGCATTGTCGCTGGATCGGAATAATCTCTTGTCCAATCGGGATTATCTTCTGTCCATTTATCCCAATCATGAACACTCATTGATACTTCTTTTTGCTCACCGGTTTCTTTGTGAACAACTGGATAGGTCGCCATAATTTGATTTTAGATGTAGTTATTTAGACCCATTGTAGGGCTTCTGATACGATAGGAAACTGCTCAATAAAAACAGATCGACATGATTCTGCAATGTCCATGTGTTCCTTCTGAGTACCGTGTGCAGTCCTCAGATCAATGTAATGTATCCATGATCTGCAAGAACCTGTCATGTAGATTCTTGTTGGTGTACACAGTGGTAGAACCATTCTAGCACACTCTTTCGCAACTCCTTCTTCAATCATCTGATTATACAATGCTTGAGAAGAACTAAACAAAGTTATCATCTGTGCTTCTAATTTTTGTTTTATAAATGGATCTAAATCATCAATACTATTCTGACGATTCTTCTTATCTTGTCTTCTCAAATCTGGTAGTTTAATATTACCTAATTCATTACTTTGTGCGTATCTTTGTGAGAACTCTTGAAATGTAAAAGAACGATGTCTTAATATTTGTGCTGCGATTGCTCTTGTAGTTTCAATCTCAAGTGTCATTGATGACTGTTCAAAAACAGACCAATGATTATGTTTAATACAATATCTTAGTAATCCTGCATATTTGGGATTATCTTGATTTTCTGGATTAGAAACTCTGGCAATATGTGCCATTGTCTTCTCCGCATCCGGAGAAACACTTACTAGTTTTATGGTCATGAACCAAAACCTCTTTTAAGTTTAGTATTTAGATTATTCATTTCTTCCTTCACGACACGTAGTTGTTTTTTCATCGCTATTATTTGCTCTTCACTGTAGAGATATTCTTGAGCAATTAATCTTTCTAATAATTTAACAAGTTTTTTAGTTCTTGTATTAGTCTGCATATCCATCGTCATCATCTTCGTCTCGGTAGTATGCACCAACATCGGTGCCTGATGTATATGCTTTAGTGTCAGAGTATATTTCAGTTTTTAAAGAATCAACAAGAATTTCCAAATCGTGTATAAGTGATTTAAGTTTTTGCTTTCTCATAACTCTTTACTTATTATTTAGTAAGAGGGAGGTTGGATTCCTGTGTACCAACAAAGAACGAGCATTACTACAGTGTAAAAACGTCCTTGCCTGAGACCCGATTGGTTGATCGGTTCTGCATCGCTGCAGCAGCACCACCTGTGTCTCATCACCTTAACCAGCGGTTGCCAGTAAGTTTATTCAGTCACTCCCATGTTGCGTCCAACAAATATACTATAGCATAAAAAAAGGAGGTGTCAACCCCCTTCATTTTAAAATACAATTACTTACTATAGTTGTATAGTAATTGTGCTTCCGCGTAGATGAGTGCCAAGAAAACTACGCTTGCGAGTAAGATTTCTGAGACTACTAACATCTTACTTACCTCCTTTTACAGCAATACCTCTGTAAACAAGTTTCTGAGGTTGTTGTGTTTTCTGCTCTTGTACGCGAGTTTCGGTGTCATAAGTAACACCACGATAAGTGACTTTTGCCATTTGGTTTGCTCCTAAAGTAGTAGGGTTTTTAAATCCCGTTCCTTCAGTCGGCTTTTGCGTCCTTAAAACACATTGGATCTGTGTGTGCAATCACAACCCTTGTTATTTCCAATTGCTCAGATTTATCAGGATTATTTCTTACAGAGTCTATAAGTTCAGAAGCATGCTCACAATTAAGTGGTGCTCCAATCGCTATTAGACTAAGAAGAATGTGATACATAAGGATGAACGAACCCGTTCCGAGTCGGCTTACTTGCGTCCAATGATAAAAGCATCACAATCACCTGACACCTTAGTTCTCAAGTAATCTATAAGATACTCGTGAGCATCAGAGTTAAGATCCTTATCGCTAAGTATCTCAATCCTGTTTCGATTCCAATCTGAACAAGACATTTCCCAATGGGAAGCATTATGTTCAACTAGGAGTGATGCCAGTAGTGTGAGTTCTATCATTTGGATGAACGATGTGTTTATTTTAACACATTCAGACTATATAGGCAAGCAATTTTGTAATTTCTGTTACATTTTAAGAAAATATTTACATTTGACCAGTTTTTAACCGATTTTTAGTCTAAATATTGGGTTTTGGTCGTAAAAACCGAAAAACCCTACACACGAAAAAATGGCCCGAGTATTTTTTCGCCATATTTTGAAACTATCTTCGCTTTTTCTTTTTGGCATCAGCAGGAGACTTGTATCCCCACTGACCGGGTGAGATGGTTCCTTTGCCATAATCAATTGATTGAAGAGCACCCATACCATAGGTGTCAAAGTATAAGTCAAATATATTTGCTGCCTTTGCAGATCTCGTAACGTCAAGAAAATCTTTACCATCTACCTTATAACGAATGAGTCTTGCATCAGTTGGCAATGACCTATCGTAAGCCTGCTCAAGTGTACACTTTTCAAGTATCACCTGACACGAATATTTTGATCCATCTAGTTTTGGTTCAGACACTTCCTTCTTTTTGGTTTCTGTTTTTGTCATCATGCATCACCCCATACGATGTCGGGATAAGCAGTTGCAACTACATCTTTAGTTATCTTATATCTATCTTCAAGTTTACCATCTTTCACAAGAACAACGATTTCTGCTTCAAGTGGATGTAATCCTTCAAGTATATTGATGAACATTGTTTCACGACGAATCGCATTCATTGCATCATCACCACCTTTTACAAAACGATAGAAATGTTTTGCTTCTCTACGAATTGTAGTATGTCCTTCTTTATCAGTTGATCCTAATGAAAAGGAACCAACCTCATGCATACGACGAACTTCATCAGATATCACCTCACTTAATTTGAGATTCATATTTCTCTGATCATCAAAACCAGAGTAAGGAACTTCTCCCTCTGGTAACACAGATGTAATTGAGGTATCAAAATTCCATTTCAAAACCATTTTAAGTGACATTTCTCCATACTTCTGGAGGACTTCAACTTTCTTTGCTTTTGTTCTTTGCTTTGATGCTAAGTTAAATACCTC